TCAAAGATATAATATCTTGCCTTGCAAGATTGCGAGATAGAATTTCCCGCCTTTGTCAAGCAAAAAAATAACATTTTTTCGAGATAGATTTTTCTGATTTTGTCAAGCAAAAAAAAAATAAATTTTTTGAGAGATAGAAATCCCGCTTAATGTCAAGCAAAAAATGAATATTATTTATAAAAAGAAGGCGCAAGCCTTGCCTTTCCCGCCCGCCTTCGATATATCTTGCCACGGAATACACCACGGACGCATAAGTGTATTGAAGGCATAAGTGTTTATTTTATAGAGAGCGCAAAGCGCAAAAATAGTAAAAAATAAATTTAGAGACAGCAAAGCCGCCATAAGTATTCTATCCATAGGGGTAGGGGGTCTCTATATAGAATATCCTCTCTCGACCTACCACTAATATTAAGTATTATTTCTAAACAAGAATAATATTACTTGACATATGGCTGCGCATATTTTAATATACAAGGCACAAAATAGGAAGGGCTAGCTTTCGGCAATTTTAGGCGTAGCCGCCCCGCCCTCATAGATAAGATTTTCTTAAACTATTATCGCGAAGCGGGTCTTTTATAAATCATTTATAATGTCATTTCCAAAGGAAATGGGTGGACAAATCGAAGCAGATTTACTATTAGATACGGAAGTTCAGGACTTAGCACAATATCCGCTCTCCCGCGCTATAACTATGCTTCGTGCTCTGGGACTCCCCGCCTCAGATATTCAGTCAGAGTTTGGTATTATTCCAGAAGCTCAGAACCTTTTAATAACGAAGTATCATAAAGACCTCTATCGTAGATTTGAGGTTGAGAACTTCGATGATGAAAAGGAGACCATCGAGAAGATGGCAACTGCCAGCCTGCGGTTAAAGTATAGACTACTTCATGATGAAACCCAACCTATCAAGATAAGGAATGATGTTGCCACCGAAATACTAGATAGGGTAATGGGTAAGGCTAGACAGACTATTGAGCAGGTCAATTATAATGTTAATGCGGAAGCTGAGTCTAAGAAGATTGAGAAAGCTATACTTGATACTCTCCGCGGTATAGGTTTGTCGGAGTCTGATGCACAAAGGCTTCTTGAAGAGGACATCATAAATGTCTAAGCTTAACATATCAGAAGAGGAGTTAGTTCGGCTAAGAAAGTTATATAAGAGACGAAATGAACTCCGTAATGAATTTAAAATAGATTTTTTTGTACCGAATAACGGCGGGCAAAAAGCGTTCTTTGAAAATGCGGACAAGAAAAGGCGAGATATATTCGGCGGAAATAGGTGGGGAAAATCTACGTGTGGCGTTATAGAGGATATTAGTTGGGTTCTTGGAGAGCGTAGGTTTTACCCCGCCGACAATCCGTTGAGGCGTCTTGGGATACCGAGGCGGGGCGTTAAGGGACTTGTGATAGCTCAAACGTGGGATAAAGTTGACGAGCTATTTACAGGTGAGGGTTTTGGTTCATCACCAAAGGGTAAGATTAGGGAATATTGCCCCGCCCGTTGTATAACTAATACTTGGAGAGACAATCAGGGTAGAACAACCCGAATGGCTTTCCGTAGTGTTATAGATGGTGTTCAGCGGGATAGTCTGCTTTATTTCGCCACAGTGCAGTCGTTCTTGCGAAATGAGATGGGTCTTGAATCATCAGATTGGGATTTCATTCACGTAGACGAACCGCTTCCCCGCGATATGCAGGTGGCAGTTGCTCGTGGACTTGTTGACCGCGATGGTTCTATGTGGCGTCTATTAACTCCAATAGAGGAGATGTGGATGTGGGACGAAGCAGTAGCACAGAGCACCGCCCACCCAGACTATTACTGGATTTACACTGGTAAGGCGGGAGAGAACGCCCACCTAAAAGGAATGGACGCTTTCTATGAGACGCTAAGTGAGGAAGAGCTAGCATGCAGACGCGACGGGCGCCCGATGGCCGCGGGGAGGCTCGTCATACATGGGTACTCCGAAAGCAAGCATCTCAGCCGAGGAACACCCGCGGGCTGGAAATCAATCGACGAACCGCCCGAAGACGCGCTCATTGCCGTGGCAATCGATACCCACCCGCAAACACCGCACGCGACCCTTGCGGTCGCGATTACGCCCACCGACGCCATCATATTCGATGAAAGGTTCGCGAAGGGTTCTATTGAAGAAATTGCTAATTGGTTAAAAGGTAAATCTTGGTATGACCAAATAGGATATATACTTATAGAACCCGCCGCTTTTATAGTAGACCAAACTACTAAACGTTCTTTTGCAGATGATTTTGAAAAGTATGGAATAGAACTTACTAAGGGAAGTAAAGCACGTACAGAAGCAATAAAATCTACTAACGAACATTTCTATAACAATAGACCTCATCTTTGGGTTCATGAACGTTGTACAGAAACGCGTAAAGAACTTGCTTCATGGTATTTTGATAGAGATAATAAACCGAAAGATAAAGATGACCATATGATGGAAAATCTCGGACGAATTATTCTTCATGACGGTTTAGACTATTATCCCCCGCCTGTTCTTGCTAAACAGAACATTCCTAAACATTCTACTTTTACAAATACTTTTAAATCAACTGATAGTGAATTTTTTAAAACTTCTAATTTCGATGGATTAAATTGGGAGACTTAAATATGGAAGAATCAACTAAAAAGAAAATAGGTGCAGGACTTGGTATCTTTGCAGTCATATTGACTGTGATAGCATCATACCTGCTTGGAAGAGAAGTATCTTTTGAAGATACCGCCGCAGATATAGGTGGTTATATCAAAGATGCTCAAACGCAAACTATTGACAATTCAGCAGGAACCGCTCCTACTGTTCAGACCACTAATAAGTAGCCATTACTTAACCTCAGGTTCTGGCGTCCAACACTATGTTGAAGGCTCTGGCATCTCTTATAGAGTGTATAAGAATATACTTAGAGATAAAAAGGTCTAAACTAGTGTTGGACGTTCTGAACGAGGAGTACAAGAATGAGCAAGAGTTTCAAGAAAAGATTACTACGTTACGCGCTGATGGTCAACATGCTTTGGTTGACAGGTTGCAACGCGACCGTAGTAGACTCGCGTCTTTACGAAGTCACGTTATTGCCGGACTACCTATATCTGGAAAATGGTCAGAGCTTTACGAACAAAACGGGACAGCCGATAACACTAGCATCGGAAAGAATAATACAGGAGAAGGACGCGATAATAAGTGATTTACGACTAACTTTAAATGAAATAATAATGAAAGGTAATTTAAAATGAAAATTTCAGTAAATACTGGCGGTCTACAAGTTAACTTTGCCGATATGGTAAAAGATGTTAAACTTATCTACACTAATGTAGGTAATCTTCCTTTCCTTGTCGATTTTGTAGACCCCGCCGGAGAGACTAAAACCACGACAGTACTTCCCGGAGAACGTTATATTATATCATCTAACGCTGGTAATCCTGCTGGAGGTAGACTTACATTTTCTACAGAAAGTGGTCAAACCTATATGGTTGTGTCTAAGGTACAGGAAGATTCAACTGTTGACGGTGTTGATGAAAAAGGATACCTCGCAGGGACTGCTTCAAAGGACGAGGTTGATGAAGTGTCCTCTAGTCTATCTTCCGTAAAGACAGATGTCACTGCGCTAAAAACTAAAACACAGAATCAATCTGCTACATCTGGCAATACTTCTCTTACGGGAAATCTTACTGTCAGTGGGACAATCTCGACTGGAAGTATGTCAGATATTGCAGGCAAAGTAAGTCAGAATCAATCTGCAATTTCAGGGATTCAGACAGATATATCTACGTTAGATGTATCCAAGCTTTCGGCGGGCGCGCTATATTTTAACTCAGGCAAGCTTTCGGGCTCAAATTTTGCGATTCCGACATTTCCGTTTTCGATTTGCGCGACGGTGCGAATTGATGCGTGGAAAAGCGCAAGCGAAAATCAGCAAACAATATTTCAATGCGGCGATTATGGAAGTACGACTGACCCGTGGGTTTCGTTATCGTTCACGGAACTTACAACTAACGCGAGATTAAGACTTATAATGCTTTTAGTTATTAATGGAGCGTCAAAAACAACAGAGGTAAATTGTGCATTGGATTTATCAACTTTTCTGGGGGAAGTACATACAATAATAGGCATTTGTCGAGCTGTCACAGCTGAAGCGTTGAATTGGGATATTTATATTGACGGCGTAAAGCAGAATATAACTTCAAGTTTAAAAAATGTAGTAGTTAGCTCACTAAGCGGCACAAGAAACTGGGCAGTTAATACAACAAATTATAATTTTTCGAATCAGCCTGCTTCGGCGAATCCGATGATGTTGCGCAATTTGAACATTTTTAACTTTGACGTAAGCGCGGAAGGCTCGCCGTACAGCATTGCAGACTATGAGGCGGGCAGGCTTATTCCGCCCGCATTAAAGCCTTCGCAAGTTTCGCTTGCGCTCGAAAACTACACAATCGCGCGCAATGCAACGACTACGCTTGTGAAAGACGCTTCGGGCAATTCCAACGACGCGACAGTGCAAGTTTCAAGCGGCGGCACAGTTGCGGGCGACAACGACCAGTCAATAAAAGTTTTTGTCGATGAAATCAAAACTCAAATAAATCAATCAAATGGCTAAGAAAATTCTAATCAAAAGTAAGGAAGGCGTAGAAATATACTTCGCCTTGAAAGAAATAACTCTCAAAGGAGAGGCAATAACAAAATTCCCGAGTGGGGAGGAGTGGAGCGACGGACTGTCGAAGCCGTATGTTTACGGCGAAAGCTACGTTGATAAGCTTCCCGATGAGATAGTCTCTCAAATTTCGGCAATCTTAATCCCCGCCGACATTGAGGAGGAAGCGAAGTCTTAAAGAATGTACACACACGACCAGATGCTTGAACTCATATCGGTGGCGAAGGCGGCAATACATGACTGGCGGTATGAACATTCAGACGGCTTACCAGAAAGTCAAAAGAAAGCCGATAGTGAATTTTTAAAAAACGGTATTGCAGAAGTTAAATATAGACACGCTAACGGCGGTTTGTGGAGTTGGCTTCATAGGCTTTGGGACGAGCGCAAGATTGTAGCAGCTTATCGTTTTTTAGAAGTAGGCGGCGAGGGAGCTTGGTGCATTTCTTTTAGGAATAACATTTTAAAATCGAAGTAAGATATGTCAGACGATACGTCAAGACTTGTTAGGGCAGAAGAGAATTACAAGAATATTCTCACTACCTTAGCTGAAATGAAGGACGATGCTCGGCGTCGTGAGGAAAAACTTGACTCAATGTCTGAGGAGTATACACGATTTAAAGAGCACAGAGAGTTCGTATGTAAGCCTTTACACATTAAAGTAGAGAATTTAGAAGAAACGTGTAAAAAGATTTACGAGTCTCTTGATTTGAGAATAAGAAACCTCGAAGCTTTTAAATGGAAAGCTATGGGAGCAGTTGGTGTTATTACCTTTGTAGCAAACTTCGTAGCACAAAAGCTTTTTTAATATGAATCAAGAACAAATAAATAAAGACCTAAGAGACAAAGATAGCACCACCTCTGATTTTCAGAGGCATCTGGTGAATATCTATCGCTCGTTTATGTGCGAGTCATCTAGCACTATGTCTCAGTTCTGGTATCTTTGGGATAAAGATTACCTAAGATATACTGGATATAGGTCTCTTGATAAGAAAGATGTTCAGAATCTTAAAAAAGGTGGAACTGCTAAGATTATAGTACCACTTAGCTTCGCCACAGTTCAGACTGCCGCCGCCAATTCAATGCAGATGTTCATGAACAAAGAACGTCTATTTGAATTAACTGCATATGGTCCGGAAGACGAAGACGTTAGAGAAGGTCTAGAACGTGATATAGATTACCAGATTAAACATAATCGTATATATCATACTTTGTATTTGCAACTTATAGATGCTTTTACAAAAGGTATTACGGTTGGTCGTTGTGACTGGGAAACCCAGAAAAAGAAATACAGGGTAAAAGAAAAACGTCCGATTATAAATCCAATAGGACAGCTTCTAAATATGTTTGGAATGGGACAGACTGCGTCTTCACAATATGAAGAAGTTGAGACTGTTAAAGAGCTTATACAGTACGAAGGAAATGTAATTTCTTATATTAGTCCTTATTCGTTCTTTCCTGACCCGTCTGTACCATTAAGAGATTTTCAGAATGGTAGCTATTGTGCAGTAGAACAATGCACCACAAAAGTTAAACTTCTAGAACAAGAAGGAACTTTGTTCCACGGCGTTAATAGAGTTCCTAATAGTATACCAGAAGATATATATCGTGGTCGTCAGCGTTATGCCGGAACATTTAGAGTTCGTAAAGACCAAACCGGCCTCAACTACGTAAACTCAGTTTTGGGTAATAATGTTTCTACTGGTACTCAAATGGATACCGTAGAAATGTTCCTTAAACTCGTTCCGAAGGAAATAACTGAAAAGTACAATATTGATATAGGTAATGAAGAAGAACCTATAATGTTCGTTCTCGTTGTCGCTAATGATACGAAAGTTATCCGCTTTGAACGATATGAAGAGCTTCATGGTAAATTCCCGTTCTTTGTAAGTCAGCCCCTCCCCGACGGAGATTCCTTTATAGGATTGACTCTCCCCGGCGTTCTTGACGGCTTACAGCAGATGATTACTTGGCTTATCAATAGTCATATGCAGAATATAAGACAAGCGATTAAGAACCGCTTTCTTATTAAGACCAAGAATGTCAATATGGACGACGTTGTTAACAACGCCGACTTCATTAGGGTTGAAGGAAGTACTTCTCTCGGTGACGCGATTATCCCGCTCACCGTAAGTGATATGACCGCGAATCACGTTCCGTTTGTGCAAACATTGCAACAAATAGCACAGATGGCTACGGGTATAACTGAGAATGCAATGGGAATGTATACTTCCGGTAGAAGGTCAGCTTTGCAGACAAGAGGAGTTCAAGCCGCCGCGCAAGCCCGCCTTGCCCTAATGGTTAATAACATGTGGTATGGTGGTCTTGATGTTCTCGGAGAACTTATACTCTCGAATACCAGACAGTTTAGAACACAGGAAGTTTACGAGCAGATAATAGGAGATGCTATTGCATATTATCCGTACGATAGAGTGATTATGTCTGACCCCGCCAAAATAGCGGGTGGCTATGACTTCGTACCGATAGAGCCTATCACAGATGGTGGGCGTATGCAGATAGCTAGTCTAGCTAAGGAACTTCTTAGTAACCCCACTCTCATACAAGCTACCAATCTTTCGGTAGATAAAATTCTTTCTAAGATATTTGAGATAATGGGAATAAGGAATTACGAAGCCTATAAGAATGCGCCCCCGCCTTCACAGCCTGCCCCTGCCCCCCAGATAAATGTTGTTCCCGATGAACAGGCAATGATGCAAGCACAACAAGGTAATATAGCTCCAACCGGACAAGAAGCGATGCCGATAGCGCAGGCTCTTCAAAACGGTCAATTATAAATGATTGATAATGTATGACAATTCAAGATTATGAGACCATATTCAAGAACTTCATAGACAAGAAAGCCGAACAGCTTGTTTATGATATTCTTGGAACTCCGCCCAAAAACGACGAGGACAGGAAAAGACTAGAACGTCTTGGTGAAGTTTATAGGACGCTAGTCGAGCTTCCAGAGGATTTCCACAACTACATAAAATCAATAACCAGACAGGAGTAAAACATGTCAGAAGAAAATAACATAGGAGAACAGCCAGATGTAGATATGATACAGATGGCTTTGGAACGTAGTAACCCCGCGGTCAACCCAGAACCGTCCGGCGCGGGCAATGAGCAGGCGGGGCAGTCAGAAGCTTCACAGCCACAAGAACCCCAACCTTCAACCGACCAGCCACCGTCCGCCGAAGGCGGTCAGCAACCCGCGGGTCAACCCGCAAACGATGGCAATAAAGGTATAGACCAAATAGAGCTTGCTAAAACGGTTGCTTCTGCTGTTGCAGCTGTCAATGCTGAACAAAATAAAGCACAGCAAGAAAAGAAACCTGAACTTACCATAGAAGAAGCAAACCGTATTCTTGGTAAAATTTCTATAACTCCGGAAGAGACTCGTAAAATATTTTCGTCTGAAACTCCGGAGGAAGAGCGTGCGGCTATGTTGACAGACCTTCTTATTCGTACAGCAATGTATGGTAGGAACATGGCAACGACTATTGCTAATGCGGAACTTAATAAGTATGCAGGCAGGATTGATAATTTCTTTACACAGAACATTCAGCCTGTCCTTTCACAAGTTTCGCAGAAAGCGGCGCACGAAGCAGAAACAAAGTTCTATGAAGAATATCCCGGACTTGCTCCTTATAAATCAGTAGTTAATGTAATGACTGCTAGTATTGCCCAACAGAATCCTAAGTTGTTGCAAGTTCCAGAAAAACAATTTAAAGAAATACTGGTTAATGAAATATCGAAAGTAATTAAACAGTCTATTCCTAACTTTGACCCAAAAGTCAAACTCGATAATGGAGGTGCTGTTGCCAATCCTGTACAACAGAAGGTAACGACGTCAGTTCCAAAAGCGACAACGCGCACATTCTCATCGGGTGGAGTAATAAATAAACCTAATGAAACAGCCAAAGATAATGTAAGTGCTGGATTTAGCATCTTTGGTTACTAATAAAGAAAACACAAAATGGCAGAAAACGTAATACTTGGCTTCCCTTCGGTGGAGCAATTCCGCGATAAAGACCTTATCCATAGGTCACTTCGTCGCACAATTATAAACGCGTTTCCCAATGGTGGTGCTCCGCTTACAGCTCTTATTGCGTGGGCGAATGTTGACCCCATTGCGAACACTAAACACGAGTGGATAGAGGAGATATACCGTTCTCCGAGCATAACTACTCGCGGCACGAATCCTATTACCACTAATGCTCCCACCACTGGTGATGCTAATGATGGTACTGTGATTACGGCTAAAACGTACACCACCGCTGACAAGCTTTATATCAAAGCTACTTCGGTTGGTCTTTTAACTGTTGGAGATGTTGTTCGTTTCCATACTTGGAATGCACTTGCTCGTATAACGGCTGTCACTCCTGGTGTTGCGGACAATACTGTTAACGGCTATGTTGAAGTACTTCCGATACGCGACTTTACTGTTGCTTCGGGTAATTTGGCTGATTATGCGGCTGGTACGTCGATAGACGTTATCGGTTCTGCTTTTGAGGAAGGTGGACATAGCGGTACTCCTCGTGGTACTCGTATTCCGACTTTCTTGCAGAATCAAACTCAGATATTCAAAGAACCGTTCATCTTCACTGGTTCGGCGATAAAGCAAGACTTGGAGTTCGACCAGTCTGGTCCGTATAAGAAGCGTGCTATGGACGCTGCGAGAGACCACTATGTCAAGCTCGAAAAATCGTTGTTGTTCTCGAAACGTTCTAACAGGACGGTAACGAACGCTGACGGTTCTGTGACGGAAACTCGTACGATGTCGGGTATTCTCGAATTTCTTGAAGCTTGGGACGCTGGCTCTAACGGTATTATGGTCAACGGTCAAGTTTGGAATCCCTACAATTTCAAGCAACCGTCCACGACCGATGATGACCCTGAAAAGCGTATCATAGAAAACGCGTCTGGCGAGTTCAATATTGACTTGCTTGAAAAATGGTTGTCTAACATCAATCTGTACTACAACGCCAAGACTGCTGAACGTCTCGTTCTTTGCGGTTCTGACGTTATGCGTGCGATGTCTAAGGCAATGCGTGCTCAGGGTTCGTATCACTGGGAAGTTGGTCAGAAAGCTTTTGGGCTTGAATTTAACAAGCTTATCACCGCTTTCGGCACTCTCATATTTGTGACGCACCCGCTCTTCAATGAAAATCCGATTTACCGTAAATCTGCTCTTATCGTGGATATATGGTCGATAAATTGGAGACCGTTGAGAGACAGGGATACGCAAGTCAGAACTAACATACAGTCGAATGACTTCGACGGTAGAAAAGACGAATGGCTTTCCGAAGGTACGTTAGAGTTCTGGAAACCGATGAACCACATGTTCATTAAGAATATGTCTGTGTTCAAGCCTGACCTTAAAGTTGACTAGAAGTAAACAATCAAAAAAAGAAAATATTATGGCTCTTGATGGAAAAACAAAAGGCGTAGATTTGTACGGAGCAACTCCGCCGTCTGGTGTTGATGCTCGTAGTTGGAAGGGAAACCAGCCTCCGACCGGTGGCGGAAACTTCGATACGAAAAATACAGGCAGTCAATCGCCTGCTCCTACATCTAACAAAGGTGGTGTACCTTCGGGTGCTAAACCTGGTGGTGGATTTCAAGGGAGTTAAAGAATGACGCAGGGGCTACACTTCTCGTTGGGTGTAGCCCTTGTCGTTATTATAGAAAGGTCATATGATGACAGAAGAAGATATAACCTTAGAAGTTTTGAGAACCGTTAATCGTCCAGAAGATGATGATTATTGGAAAGACCCTGTTTCTAAATTTGTAAGTGAGTCTATAAATAGACTTCTTATAAAAATAGATTTTGAAATTTTCAACGATATTATTAGCGTCAATGCAGTCAATGACTCGTCTGACAAGACAAGTGAACTTGATTTAAATAATACGTTTAAGCGTATCGAACTTGTACTTGGTAAAGGTGGTCAGCAATGGAGACTTATACCTTTTACTTCTATGATTGCTGACATTTATCTTAAATCTCCTAAATGCTTGCCTGCTTATACTTTGGCGAAGCGTGGAAATGTTATTATACTTCCGCCCAGATTTAATGAGGAATTGAGTATACAAGGGTATCGTAATCTTACTGGGAGTAGGGCGGTTGATGACAAGTATACAAATGAGTTCTTACCTGCGGTACATGATTATGTTTACTATGATGCACTTGATAGAATGTATATGTTCTTACAAGAAGATGAAAATATAATTGCCGCTAACCGGCAGTCACGAGATAGTGCTTTTCTTGACGTAGAGACTTGGAACTCTGGGTTTAAACAAGTAGGAATAATTCAAATTTTTGGTTAATATGCCCGACTATACTGGAAATACTTTTGAAGATATAAATCCGCAGTACCCAGAAGATACTGAACTTGCTGGATACCATGCCGCGGCTATGCGTCAAGTTAAGAGGTTTTTGAAACAGCCAGAAGGACTTGAATCAATTATATCTGAGTGGATAAATTCGGACAGTGATAATTCTATAAAAGATGCACTGAATAAGCTTATTAGAATTCCGGGTGTAGGTGAATTATATTTCACTATGGATAATAATTTTAATCCTAACAATGAAGATAATCAACTTTATTTTAGTGGAACTTGGGAAAAAATAGAAGGTAAATTACTTGTAAGTACAGGAACTATATCTGCTTATACACCTAACGAGACTGCTGTTCCTAGTAGTGAATATGCTATCAATGCTAATCGTCAAGGAACAACTGACCCTATTTTTCAGTCTGGTCTAGATGGTACAAATCCAGAATGGAGATGGTTTAATTTTGTCGCAAATGACAACCCGGGTTGGTTTCACTATAACAACTGTTATACAGCTATAAAAATTCCACATGCTGATTTATCAAGTGCAAATTTAGTTTATAATTTTATATTAAATGAATTAAACTTATCAAACGCAAAACATATTCCTGTTAGAATTTCTTTTTCTAATAATGGTATAGTAGGTGTTAATGCTGGAACAGAGTTAGCAAAAGTTGATGTCGGACCACAATCAAACGTAAGTGGACTTCCTTATACAATCTCAGGTAGTGCAGCAGTTAATTTTATCGAAGGTCGAGATGCTTGGTTGATAGCTACTTATAATTGCGACAATATAAGTACTTGGTTAACTAATTCAAAAGGAGGTGGTTCTAACATGATAAAGGCTGCTATGAAGGCTAAATATACAGCTAATTTTACATCGTCTTATGAAGTAGTAGCAGATGCAATTTATCAAGAGTCTGTTCCTTTTATAGGGGTTAATATATGGGTTAAAACTAGTGATGATAATCCTAACAGTGACGATTTAATATGAGTAATGATACTTATAGTGGAAGCTCATTAAATAATCTACGTCCTACCACACCAGAGGACGCAGACGGATTTAACGTAGATGCAAGAGCATTGCGTCAAATAAAAAGATTTTTAAAAAATAGTGATGGACTAATACAAACTATAACTGATATATTAACTAAGGAAGATAGTACAATATTAGATAAATTTAAAGGTTCACAAGTATATTCAAGACCTAATGCAGTTATTGCGTTAAGAGCAGATGTAAATCCTAATGACAGTGATAAATATGTAGGTAGATGGGAAAAGTTAAATGGTGTTTCTATTTGTGGAACTGGAAATGCCGGTTTTAATACTTTTCCATTCACTGAATCAAACCCCGAAGGCAATTTTCCTATTGTAGAACATAACGTAGTTTTTTTTCCTCACCTCATAGCACCTATGGGAAGTTTATATTCACAAGTTATTGATTCGACAGTAAGAATAATTCCTAATTTTGCGTCAAGGGGAGATGAATTTGGAACTGTATATTTTACTAGTGAAAAATTTTACGTCATATTTCCTATTTATCCTGAACTTAATAATAAAATAACAGTTAAAATAAACGTAGTAGGAAATGGAGATATATATGTAGACGGAGTTGATAACGGGTGGGCTTGCCTTTATCAAAGTGGAGGAGGGATTTATTATGGTCTTCCTTTTAGTATGTGGCTATCTAATGATAATCAAGGAAATACTAAACATTCTAACTATACTGGGCGTCCGATGAAAAATAATACTAGTGGAGTATTTACTATTGAAAAAGCTTATTACGGTAATACTCCTTATTTATTATTGGACTTTGGAGACCCGTACGGGTGGGTACATAAAGCAAATGCATTAAATGGAAGTCATGCTCCCTACATAGATATTACAGTTACTGGTGACGGTGGTAAGTTTGGACGACCAGACTATAAGCTTACTTGGGTTCTTACGGCATCTCAATATTCTAATTGTACGCTAGACCCAGTAACCGAGAAACATTCTGATAGAACTTACCGGTTAATGCTTCGTGTCTATCGTAATCAGAATACAACAGCATCACTAAATAAAATATATTTTTATACTCAGGTAGGGAATTTAAATGATTTAGAAGCAGTTTCTTTTTCTATAAAAAACGCTTGGTCTTTATTTGCAGACGGCTATATGAATAATTGGCCTTACCTTGCAATGTCGCATGAACTTTTTAAAACGAAATATCCTAACTATCGAATAAAAGTAACTTTATCTAAAAGTCCAACCTATGACCCAGCTGGGGTAGTTATTGGTGAAGCTACTATTGAAGACTATCTTAAAAACGGTATTTATTTTAATAATGTAGAAAATACTATAAAAGAAGTTGCTAGTGGTTATATTGTTATTTCGATAATGTCACCATCTTCAGTAGAATTTACTGAAGATACTGGGTGGTGGTTAGTAGATGCTGAAGTAACTGTTAATCTAAAAAGGTCATATGATACTGAAAATTATAGTACGTATAACGTCGAACTTAATAAAGACTATACAAGTTCATTACCTTTACAGGGAATAAATTTTTGGAAAAGGATAGACGATGGCACGGAACGAGATAGTAATACCGATTAACTTTGGTATACGTCAAGATATAAATGATATTTCAACTTCTTTGTATTTTAAAGAAGTTGAGAATGGTTATGTTGAAGATGGCTCTATGAGGTCTGAACCATCGTATGTACCATATGCTGTTTTTAATGGTACTGGACAAGTAGATGGTTATGCTGTCACTATAACACTTCAAGATAATATAGAATACTTTGGTATAAAGATTGACGATAAACTTTATTATTGTGCTAGAAAAGACCCAGAAGAACAGATTATTCCATTACAAGAAGTAGGACAATTTACTCTTGAAGATGGAACTGTTTATAAAAATTACGATGATGGTACTATGCAATTTGCACAGTGGGTATGGACTGAAATATCTACTGCATATATGACTCGTAAAGGTTTACCTCTTTATAAAATAATTCCCGGTTCTTCTCCTACATCAGGTGTACCATTTTCAATACAACTAGTAACTCCAACCTATAAGATATTAAAAGGTGACGAAGAAGTTGCAGTTTATGTAAGTGCAAAATATATTTTAGTTACCAAAGACCGTTTGTTTCTGGGAAATCTTCTTATAGACGGGGAAGATAATCCCGGAAGTATAATGTGGAGCGATATAAACAATCCAGAGGATTTTGAAGTTACGAGGTCAAAAGAAGCTGACATCTTCAATCTTGGTGCAAATGCGAATGAAGTTACTGGACTAGCTTGGACAGAGGGTGTTGTCGTTACCTTTACTAAAAATTCTATTTGGCGGTCTGACTACGAAGGACATGACAATAGATTCAGAACTACCGTTCTCACATCTAACACAGGTTGTACTTATCACTATAGTGTAGTGACTGTAAATGAAATTTCATATTTCATTGGAAAAGATAACTTCTATGCACTTGATGGTTTAACTCTTGTGCCTATTGGAGACCCTATTTGGAACTGGTTTAATCAAGTAGCCGAATCTACTAAGACTGATAACATTATGGGACATTACGAATTAGACCAAGATGCAGTAAGTTGGGTATTCCAGAGAAAAGATTCTGGAGCTTTCTGGTGTATCAAGTATAGTATACGAGATAAGATATGGACAACGAGGGTGATTAACGATGAGCATATATAATAAGTTATTTGATACGAGTCAAGTTGTTCGATATTATGATATGCTTCCACAAGGGAGCTTGCAATATACTTGGAACGACCTTAATGAAAAAGGCTATACAGGAAATGGGGATTGGCTTTTTAATCCTATCCCGCGCCCGCCCGTGATAATGGGCAATTCTGATATATTTCAGCTTCCTAATCCCGATAAATCTAAAACCTATATATTCAGAATAGTTTACGACCAGTATGGAACGAAAGAGAAACCTATAACTGTTCGTTTGCGTACAAATACACTTGCATTAGAAACGTTAAAGAATGTAAAGAGTTTAATATCTTTAAATGTTGCATATGATTATGGTGGAACTATACAGCCAAAATTACGTGTTAGCGCAAGACAAAACTATGGAGACCCTGATAATTGGACTGAAATCCCTGCAACAGTTAATCCAGAAGGATACTTACAGTATTGGTTAAGACGGGCGGGAGAATATAAATATATAACTTTTGAATTAGAGTACACTAATGACGGAGAGAATTATATCTCCCGCCTCAAAGCTGTTAGCTTAACTGTTAAAATAGTTAAAACGAAAGAACGATAATGGCTAATTTTTTTATAGTTCCAGACAAAAAGGATAACGAGTCTTTTATGACTTGGATTCAACGCGTATTTCAAGAGTACGAAAAAAGACAAGAACGAGCAACTATGCTTGTTGGAACTAGACTCGTTAACGAGAAAGAAACGTCTGATGAGTATAGTTATAAACTTTCTCCTTATTATGTGACAACTCGCATTTCATTTAAACCTGTTCTATCGAATGCTAAGGTTACTATTGATATATCGGAAGCTACGGAAGGTATGTTAGTAGAATTACAATTTAATGGGTCAATGACTGTGACCGTTGGAACAAAGGAATTTACTTTTACTCATGACGCTAACTCAGCAGAGTCTATATACATCACGGAGGATATGTTTGAATGAACTTAAAAGAGTTTAAATCATTAACAGACTTACTTAATTTTCTCCCCGCGCTTATAAATGCGATTAAGCGTAAACCTTTTGTTTTTGGAAAACCTATTACAGTGGAAGAATTTGTTTCTACTGTAATAGATATGTATATATCTAATCGCGCTTTGTTCGGAGGAGCTTGGCGAGGTAAAGACTTAGGTTGTTTTATTCTTGCTGAGAAGCAAGATAATGGAACTTTACTAATTTGGTATGTTTGGTCAAATCCAAGACATAAAAAATATACCATTAAATGGCTTTTGCAAGGTAAACGTATTGGAGCTTCTTATGGATATACTAATGCTGTTTGGTATAGTCCTTATCTAAATAGAAGCTATCGCAGGCTAATGGAAAAACTTGGTAGCCACCCAATCAGAGTAATGTATTCTTTAAACTTGAACGAAAGATGAAAATAACACGTAAAATATTTAATAACGGAGGCGGGGAAACTTCTTCGTCATCTCAGGTTGTAAGTGCACCTTATCAGCAGAACAGGGAGATAACTGACCCTGCTCTTAAAACATTACTTGGTAATGTTACTAATCAGTTATCAAACTATTTTACTTCTTCTAGTAATGGAGAGAATGCTTTAACTGGTAAAGCTTCACAAACTTTAAGTGGGATAATGTCTGGTAATCCTAATATAACACAGACTAATCCCTATATGAGACAGCAAGTGCAGAATATATATGATACTACTGCTAGAGACTATCAAAACAATCTCGGTGCAGCCAGAGCATCTACTGCTGGTCTTGGACAAGGGACAAGTAATCTTGCTATCGGAGATATAACAAATGACTATCTACTTGGTAGAGATGCGCAAATAGCAGACCTTTATTCTAAACAATACAATAAAGATGTTGAAAATGCACTTAATGCGGCTCTCGGTTCTCTCGCGGAAAATCCGACTGCACTGATGGGTAATCTTGCTCTTGCACTATTACAGAACTTTACTCGTGAATATGGTTATCAACCTGCTACACAAACTAGCTCGTCCTCGTGGCAGATGAGTATATAAGGAGATTTTACTATGGCAATAAGACTTGGAAATGCTTCACTTGTTAAAGGATTAACTGATTATGCTAATCCTAATGTAGCTGATTATTCAAACCTTACTTCTAATTGGACGCAAGGTATTGTAGATAACATGGCTTCCGGCAATGTTAATGTTCCTATTAACACTAGTACTATGGCTCAAAATGCGGCTCGTTTTGAACAGATGCAGAATGAACAAAATCAGGCTGCCCAAGAGTCTCTTAGAGGAATGAAAGCAAGGTCAGACCTTACTGGAATAAGTAGAGCAGAAACTGGAAGCACAATAGGCGGAGACCGCTCTGGTACGTCTTATGGTGCAGGTGGAGCTAAGAGCGATGTACGAGATATAAGAGAGAATCTACGTGGTAAAACTCTTAGTACTCTTATAAAGTTCTTTCTCGGTGACTGGGCAGGAGCTGCCGCTGGTGCTGCTACTGGTTCACAAGCTGCTGGTGCGGCAGTACAAGGCGCAATTCAAGGCGGGGCAAAGGGAGCTTTGACCGGCGGATTTAATGCTGTTGCACCTAATAACACCGCAGTACAAGCTGGCACAACTCTGCTTAATGGAGGACTAGGTAACTACCTTCTGCAAAATGGTTATAATTATGCCAACAATTACGCTAACAACAATACAACAAATGCTGGTTATAATTATAACTCTAATTACGGCAATCGTAATTATATAGGTAGAAATTACCTACAAAATAGAAACATCTAACAATATAAATAATTTATAATGTAAAGGATAGATTATGCCAATAGACTATTCAACTTTGTCACCAGAAAATTTACTGTTCTTGAAGTCAAGAAGCTTTCTTCCAGACCTTGGCACTTTTTCAACTACTGAAGATGGTCTGCTTAAATATGCAATAAACCCTGCGTTAGAAAACGCGGAGAGACCGAATTGGTTTCAAAGATTAGTTAGAGCAGGTAATCTTCTTTACGACGCTATGAATTATGGTGGAGAACGTGCTGCCGCAGGAGATGCGGCAAGAGCCGCTGGTATGCTTAGACTGTTTGGTGATTCTCCAATAGTAAAAAGACAATCTGACTTGTCGAAAGGACTACTTGAAAGTGCAATAATTAATGGTAATCAAGGAATAAATAAATCTCTTGGACAAATCAGCGGAACTGTACCTATATCGACTGAACAAACGATAGGAGACACTCTTGGTTTAGCTTTGTCTGCTTTCGGACTTCGCGATGCTGGAAAAGCGGCAGGTCAAGCTATTGGTAGTTTACCTTCTTGGTATAAAGCAGGACGTGCGGCTAATGCAATAGAAAACGCTTCTCCGGCTATCCGTCAATTAAGAGAAGCTGACACCTTATATAAAGCTGCTTCTGACTTATCTCCAACAGCAACGGGTGATATATTTGGTGATATTACTAATCTAAGCAGAGTAAGTCCAGAAGCAGCACGAGTTGCGCGTCCTACTGTTGCAAAGATAATGCGATATGGACGTAAAATTGTAGAGAATGACCCGAGTGATTTAATAGTAGAACAAACTCGTAGGCAAGCTGAAATAGCAGAAACGGCTCGTTCGTTACAAAGACAAGGACTTCTTGATGAGGAAACAGGTAAGACTTTAACCAAGATGTTTAATGAAGTTGAGGAACGTTATGCACCAGAGATAGCTCGAAGACAAGAAATACTTGCATCTAGTGGACCAGCATTTAGAGGACATCAGACAAGCGCTGTAAAAGATTTTAATAACCAATACGCTTTTGGAGTAGATGATGCACGTAAGTATGCAGCTAGTATGGGAAATGACGCTTTGAATAATCCTGTGTTAGCAAATGCTCCGTGGAACGTCGGTGCTTCTACGTCAGCAGACGTAATACGTAATTTTGCTAAGTTAGGAGAGCAAGAGCAAATGTATAGAACTATTGCAAGAGACGCATTAGAAAAAGCTGGTGTTTCGTTGGACAATGCAGCACAAGCATCACGCAAGATTACTCCTGCTATCCTAGCAGGAGACGCTCTGTCAGCTAGTCTATCAGAAAATTATAACCCTTCTGCGGAAGAAGAACTAGCTAAAAGAGGAAGTCAAGGTGGAATAGACTATATCTCCCCTGCCCTAACTCCTGTAGAAAAAGCTGCTGGACTAGAAAGTATTCTAGATTACAGTGTTCTGACTTCTGATGGTTCTACTAAAACTTTCGAGGAACAAAGTTACGAAAAAACGCAAGAGTTCTTAAATGCTTCTAAGGAAGCACAGCAGAAGTGGTATGACCAGATGAACAAAACGAGGGACAATTATAATAAGCAAATACAAGAACTTAGGGCTAAGATAGCAAGCACTGAAACACAGGAAAGTGAAAGAAATAAATATATAGACCAACTAATAGAAACTGAAAATAAGTTTGTTGATGAATATTGGAACAATCCAATTAACTGGATACTAGCACTTCCGATGGCTGCTCTCGATATGAGACGGTTTAGAAATCCTGTCTCGATGTGGAATCGACGTGCTATGGATTACGCACAAAGTCAGCCAGAAGTACGTGCACTTATGCTAAAGCTCGGTTATACAAAAGACTTACCAAGTCAAAGAGATGTTCTGAAAGATGACCTTGGATATATCGATAGTATGTCTAAGGCAGACCTGAGTTGGTTAGACCAGCAGAGAAAAGACGAACAAGCCTTGCTTAATGCAATTATACAAGCGCAGGAGCAAAGATTTATTAACAGAGAAAGAGAGTCTCAAAGAAAAAAGAATGAAGCGTACGCAGAATACTTGAAGAATAAACCAACAGTATCTCCACAGGAAGCACTATGGAATCTATATGGTGGTAATATTATCTCTTCATTTACTAATCCTTCCGTAGGGGCTTCACCGTTTGTAGAAGGTAACTAATATGCCAGACTATAATGTACCATATTCGAGTGCCGCTAGGCTTCGTGAAAGGGAGGGCTTAACCGAACTTCCCGATGAAGAAGCGGCACGTATTCTCCAAGAAAAGTATTCAGGACAAGGTTGGAACTTTAACTTTGACTCTTTAAAAAATGCCAACCCCGTCCTGAAAGCCACTTCTTGGATTAGTAGAAACCTTGAAGATGCGGCAGGAGAATACATAGGAGAGCCAATAAGAAATACTTTTGGCGATAATACTGTCACAAGAACGGCAGATGCTTTGGTGCGTGGACTGGCTGGTTCCGCACCTGCTATTGCAACGTTTGCTTTGACGCGGGGACGTTCCAGACCGCCGATTGTCAGAGTAGCCGCCCCTTACCTAGCAGGCGGGTATGAAGCAACCCGAACCCTCGCGGATACCGGTGACCCAGATGCCGCGATAGCGGCGGGGCTGACTTCCGCACTTGCGCCAATCTCAGCAAGACAAACTTCCCGCGTCCTCTCCCGCGTCACTCCGAGCGTCAGCGAGGGAACACGCGCCGTGGCTGGTGGTGCTTTGGCTGATACAGCTTTAACAGCGGCACAGATTGGATATACTCCAAGAATGAAACAGCATAGAGAAGGTGGTTTTTATGTGCCTGTTGAAGATGTAAAATTAACTGACCCGCTTAGAAGTAATTATTATGAACGTCTAACCGAGGCGGCAACTAATCCTGAAATGCTTGGAACGGCTTTGGCGGGAACGGCATTAGGGGCGGGAATTGGCGCAATAGAAGCCCGTGTAGGGGCGGCAGAGCGAGCGAATTTGCTAGCAAGGGAAAAGATAGCCCCCATTAGCCAAGAGCAAAAAGCGGGCAATTTTGTATTGCAGGAAGCGGGATTTGACGTACCAGAAGGTGTCCCCGCCCAAACTTTAAATTCTATATTAGACCAGTATAGAACACAAGGTGAAATTGCACGAGACGAGTTACAACTTAGGTTGTATCAAGAAGGTGCAGGTCATTTAAATAATGACCAGATAAATTCTTTTACTCGTCTAAATGAAGCAGTCAAAACAAAAGACCCGAACATAATAGGCGGGGTGTTCTCATCGGAAGGTAAGAAAATACTTCAACCTGAAAACTTCCCTTCGACAGAAGTACAAGATGTTTTAAAAGTATTTAATGATGCTATAAATCCTTTAACACCTAAGACTGAGATTCAAAAAAAGATAGCTGGTACGTTAGATAATATTGAACGTATAATCGGCCCATGGGGACTACAAGCACAAGATAATCCTGTCTTTGGCTCGGCTCTTAATACCCTAGCGCAGAGGAATAATCGTGCGCAAGCTGCTATAAATGACGCTTGGACTCGTATAGGACAGAACGAGTCTGGAAGTCTTACTGCGTCAGAAGCTCGTGCTAACTTCCGTACTATGGTAGATGCTCTTCGGGCAGATAATAAGTTTAGTAGCTCATTGGGTAAATTGTTCGAAGATACCCATAATCAAATATTTGAGACAGTTAAAAACACTGACGGAACGACGACGGTTTCTAAGCGAAGCTCTCTGGACAATGTTCCTGTCTATACCGTAGACGACCTAATGAATAACTATGGTATGACAAGAGAGCAGGCGGTGTTCTCAAAGAATCTTCTTGAAGAACCTGTCCGCGTTGCTACTGACACTTTTAACACTACGAACGAAACGATAGCTTCAAAACTAGCTACCTACCTAAGTTCTCGTAATGCAAAATACAGTAGAAGCAATGATGCTTTTAATGCGGCAAAAAGCTACGTAGATAAATATTCTCGTAGCCTAACTTATAACGAGCAAATAAAACGTGCTAATCCTGACGGAGGTACTGAATACAAAGACATAGTTTCAGACAATGCCGCGAGAGAGCTAGCTACTATGCTATATGACCCCGCCTACGCCGCTACTCCACAAGCGATAAGTAGTGCTAAGATTGTAGCTAATGGTGTAATATCGGCACTAGAAAACAATATAAGTTTCTTCACTAAGAATGCAGTTCGTGGTTATGCTCCTGCTATAAGGCGGGGTAAATATTTTGTATCGTGGACTGACGCTAATGGAGAACCTATGGCGCGGGGCGTTAAGAACGAGGAGGAGCTAAGCTCGTTAGAAAAGACAGCTAAGCATAATCCTACTGATTATCGTAACTTTAAAGTTTATGATACTACAAAAGTAGAAGGTTATAACGCTCGACTTAAAGACTTTGCACTTCGTGATATGCTTCGTGAAATGCAAGAGAAACGTGCTATTCTTCAAGAACGTCTTTCAAATGAGTCTGTATCACCAGAAGATGCTACTTTCATAAACGACCTTTTCGATACAGCTCGTGCTACTATCGACGAAGAAACTAGTCGTATTCTTGCTAACATTCGTGATATGGACATCTCCGCACGAACGAAGATAGAAAGCCGTAATATAAGTGGTATAGACTCAGCAGACTACGCTAAGAATCTTATTGAATATATAGAGCTAATGTCAAGAGTTAATTCTTACAGGCGTAGTAATAATGCTTATGATATAGCACGGAATGATGCTTCCATCGTAAATAATCCTGATATAAGTAAAGCTCTCGACTCTAAGCATAACTATGTTATGCAATCTAGTTCAACTGAATGGGCGCCACTTAGGAGTTTTTCCACTCTGTTTTACATTGCGGCTTCCCCGCGTTTCTTATTTCAGAATTTGCTACAAGTTCCTACTCTGGGCTTTGTGCGTTGGAAAGACTTTACCGGACGTTCTAGTGCAGACTTTTTCAGGTCGCTTACGAAAGCGGCGGCTACTGTTAATGAATATACTACATCTGATAAAGTCAAGAGTACGATTAAAAATCGTTTGATGCGTCAAGCGGAGAAAGATAACGTATTCAATACAACAGTCACTGACGAAATAAGTGGTGCTAATTCCCGCCGAAATGTATCGGATATATTCAACGAAGACCGTGCATCTCTATATAATCGGACATTATCAACGCTTGATAAAATCGTACAGATGATTGGCGTACCCGTATCTGTAAGCGAAAATACAAATCGTATGTTATCCTTTGCTTCTATCTTAGAGTCAGAAGATAGGATATATCCGCTTGCAAAACGTTCAAAGCAAGACCTTGATTCTGTATATCGTAAAGCAGTAGATTTTTCTAACGCAGTCAACTTCGTAGGTGGGGAAGCTTATAGACCCGGTTTCTATCATGTCTTTGACCGCAGTACAGCAACTGGTCAAGCTGTGCATAATACGGCATTGTTAAGCTTAGTGCTGCGTACTTTCAACTTAAATATGTTAGCTCTGCTATCTAAACAGACAAGACGTCTTGTTGGCTTGGAAAATGTAGCAGGGATAACTTCACGTAATGCTTCTGCCGCTTTAAAGAATAATCGCTTTGCGTTGACTAAAACATTCCTTGCTTACGGGCTATTAGGCGGGGCAAGCTCTCTACCGTTTGTAGATGTATTCAATCAACTAGCAAATACAGTAGCAAGCGTTCTTGATAGAGATGACCAAAAAGATGTTATTAAAAGGTTTACTATCAAGAATACTCGTGAGACCGCAAGACATATTGCTAATTTAATAGACATGCTTGACGGAAGTCAAAGCGATGGTGCTAATGAAATAGCAGATAAAATATCAACTTATCTGCTATACGGTCTCCCCGCCTTAGCTGGTGTATATCAAGGTAATGTTGCTATGACAAATCTATTACCGTATGACCCGAATAAGTCTTTGGCGGAGAACATAGGCGGTGCTCCCGTGCAACTTGCCGCAGAGTTTGCGCAAGGTGGTAAGGCTTTGGCTGAGGGGAACCTCGACATGTTCGAGCGGGCGGTGTCCCCGTCGAGTGTGAACGCTCTCCGGAGTTTTATGAATGTCTTAGGAAGCGGACAGATGATTTCCCCGCGTGGGGTTGCGGCACTGCGCCCCGGTAGTATCGGGACGGCGGGAGAGGCTCTCGGTGTTGCCGTGGGTGGACGCCCGATTGCCCAGCTTGAACGTGAGTCGTCTAATTACTTTGCTTACGCCGCTCAACAACAAAAACAGAAAAAGCGGTCAGAGTATTTAGATAATGCACAGTTCTATTTAAATGACCCCGCCGAGCTTAGAAAGTACATCGAAGATGGACTTAAAAGCGGAGTTATCACCATGAATACCACGGAGGAAGCTAATGCACTTTGGCATAATATTGCTAGAACTTATCTGGATAGACTTGGTCGTAAATATCGTAATCCAAACCTACAATCAATTCAAGATATAAATAAGATTTACGAAGCTTACGGTATAAATCCAGAGTTTGAATCTCCCGTCGAGGTGACTATTCAAGCAGCTCGTCTTGCGGCTAAATCAGGTGATATAATATCGGCTGGTAGACTTCTACAAAATATAACGGCTCAACAAGTAAATGCTAAGATGTTAATCGATAGGGGAATGCCCCCGCCCTTAGCTAATATACTTGTTAAGCCGACCAAGAATCAAAACGATATAATACTTATAAAACAGTGGGCAAGTAAATTGAATGATTAAGTCAAGGTTATAAAACCTTTTTCATCAAAGTCTGCTCTTCTTCTATCGTTTTCTTGTTTTATGCTTATTTGATTACTTGTTAATACATTACTAAGGTCATCTATAATCTGACGATTAACTAGATTACTTATTGGTGTTGATGGCTCGTACTGTTTAATCAATTCAAAAAGATTAACTTTACGAGCCTTTTTTATTTTTTCAAGTGGTCTGAAAATCGAATGAGCCGCGTCTATAAGTTCAATTCTTTTACCAATCATAAGTACATCAAGTGACTCTGTGAGTTCATCTAATGATACATCACTTGACATTTTGTTTATAATATCCCCGCGCGAAATTCCTTGCGGGTTTTTTGCGACTATATCAAATATCTTTTCAGTGTAAGGTTTTAATTTATTACGACCTACATTTCTAAACAAAGACGGTAAGTTTTCCTCGAAAGCTTCAAACATCTTATGTACTAATTGGATTAAAGCCGCGTCTATTTTCATATCACTACGCAAGACCGCGCTTAAACACATAGCAACTTTAATCATAAGTACGTGTTTGGTTGTATAATAATACTGTAAAAATTCAGGTTGCTTTAATGCTTCTTCTTGAATTTCAACATAAAGTTTCTCCCACAGAGTTATTGCATCTTCTGTAAAGTCAAACCGCCCACTTATCTTTTGCAATCTAATAAACTCTTTTTTAATAAAATCGTACTCAGCTATCTGTTGTTCTGTAAGGCGGGGAAACGGTACAAATTTATTACGTTCTTCTTCATATATAAATATGATACGACGAGCAAGACCATCACTTATAATACTACTGTCAATCTTTTCGTTCAACCACTCTGTCGTACAGCAAGCAAGTAAGCTTACATATGGTGCATCAATTTTAATCGGCTTGCTATTCTTCGTTAAATATTCGTAGGTTGGTTCGTCCCATATAGCAGTTAATATATCTATCATAGAACTATTTCTATGCTTCCCGCCCAGAAACTCTTGAAACTCTGTGACGAAACAACTTATCTGGTGATATTCGGCGGGAACACCAGCGAAGTTAAATTTAATTACATTATTCTCTAAACTCTGTAATAAAGCTTCTCTGGTAAGTGAAGCGGGGCTAAGCGGGAAATCTGGAATACATCTAAGTAAACTTTTTCCTATGTTCATTGCACTGGATTTTTTCATTCCAGGTGCACCAACTAAAACAATATATAAGTTAGGATAGATTGTAAATGTTCCCTGCGGAACAAAACAACGTCTGCCTAAGCAAGCACTTAGACATGATATTAACGTCCAAACATGATAATTTGTAGGTGGTTCTGTTTCTTCTGTATATCTATTGTAGCTCTCAAAAAGATTCTTCATTTTCCCGATTTTCCCGCCTAAATGCCCCGATTTTGCCCTATGATAATATATGCCTTGCCTTCCAAAAGCGATTTCTCAAACGAATGATTAAATATTATTATTGGATATACTTATTAAAATCGTAGTCTTGCTTAATAATTTGCATATTATTCTTGATTGCATAATCAACTTCACGAATTGCACCCCTGCTTTCTTCCCAGCCGTTAAGAAGATATAGTTTTGTACATGTTTCCAAAGCTAGCATAGTTATATCTGCGGCAAGCTCATTTGCTATTTCAGTATGACCAACGTGTTTAAGTACGATAGCACCAAAGCTAGCAGGATTACATACCTTACAGGCGTATGTACTAATAAGATAACTTTCAGCATTGTCGAAAGCTTGAAAGTTATAATTAGGTTTACCGGTCATCGGTCCGGCTATATAAACTGTATCATGTTTTGTAATCATCTTAATATAAATCTAACGTTATTGTTTGTTCACCCCAACTCGGTCCAAGTTGTCCTTCAAACTCTATCATAAAGGTAACTCCCCAGATAGTAAGTGGAACTTGCCAAAATTTCTTATAAAGCTCTGCGAGCTTGTCAGCATCATCTTCGTATACAAATCCACAAAGTTCATCGTGAACTTGATTACACAATTTAAGAATAAGATGACCGTCCCGCCTTGCTTCTTTATCGTAATAATATCGTTCTATATTCTTATTCGTGACATATGCAGTATGTACCTGTGGTAAATAAGAACACATTTCTCTTAACATCGTGTTATCCTGTCTACCATAAAATCTCCGCTCTTGTCCATTAGCGGCTACAAGGAACGGGTCGCTACGCATTTTTCTTTCCATAGCAACATGGTATATAGGATAGTTATATCTGCTAAACAGCTTTTGCTGTACTCTTTTACAATCCTCTGGACTTACATAAAGTTCACCTTCACTAAGGCGGAGCATATTATCACTCATTCCAGCAAATCCAAGTTTATAAGCAGAGCCGTGATTAACTGCTTTTGCAACTTTGTACTCTTTCTTACCTTCTGGTGTTTTAAGCAGATGTTTATCTTTAAGAATTTGCTCTTGGCTAAAAGATGTATAAGGTTTACCAGTAAGCAATTCAAGTGCAACTGTCTGTGCAGGTTTAATGCCATGACGAATATCGTCCATAAGACGACTGTCTCCAAGAGCTTGCATACAAGCACCCATAGTTACGGAGTCAGCACCTTCAAGGTCAGCTTTAAACCATAGCATACCTTCGGGCGGGAGAAACAAAGTTCTAAAAGCTTTATCAACATTCTGAGGTTGAACACCTTTGTCATAAAGAGGTTTAGAACCACTAGACCTCCCCACCTTAGTTCCAACTACATTAAAGTTAAACCTGCAAATCCCCTTATCATCATATTCAAGAGCTTCAAGGTCACTTAGTTTTTTAAGATGTTTCCTTAAACTGGACGCAACAGTGAGGGCGGGGTATTCTGGATATTGACCTGCAAGTTTATAGACGCTAAGAGCATCAGCAGTCTCTCTGCTTTCCCGCTGATTAAACTTATCCTTAACCGCCTTCGTTTGAACTGGAAGTTTTAGCTCACTATAAAGCCATTCTTTCATTTGCTTAGAGCTACGGACGTTTATCTCTTTCCCCGCCAACTCATTAAGCAATTCTTGTGTCTCACTAACTTTCTTACGATATTCTTTCAACATTGCATTGTGCTTATCTCTATCTATTCTAACTCCTTGAATAGACATATACTGATAAGCACGGCTTACTCTTAGGTTAAACCTATAATGACCATCAAGAGTCGGCTTGCCCGCAAGTTCTTCTTGTATCCTTTTATAAACTTGATAATCTACAAGACAGTCTAAGCAGTTATACTTAAATTCATACCAACGTGGAACTTTCCCGCTTCTACTTTCTTTAAGCATTCCTTTCCAATATTCATTGTCGGTAAGTAGACTAGAAAGAAATCCAAGATTCTTATCGAACGATGGGTGCAATTCCCAGAAACCTAACATGGTATCTTCGACGAGGTTTGATTTTATACCATATCTTGTGAATAGAATATTATGGTCAAAGTGACAAAAGTTCTGACCTATAATTCGATTCTCTTCGAGAACTTTCTTAATCAATGACCATAACTGATAAGTCTCTATCTCACTGTACCTTCGGTACGTTCCGTTGTAGTTATAAGGAACAAAAGGAATAGTCATAGCGTCAGCTTCACTCCAAGCGAAACCAATACAAGTTACCATTCCTTTTCCACAAGTTTCTATATCGCAAGCAACTTCGAGCTTACGCTCGTACATTCTTAGAAGTTCAGTTCTTGCTTCTTCAAATGTTGGAATATAATTTATATTATAGACCGGAGGTTTCCACCCAGTCTTAGCAAGTCGAGCCGCCTTCAAGAAGTCTTGTTCGACTATTATGTTCAATGCATATTGTGCAAATATATATCTAGGAGTATATGTACATAGGGCGGGGCAACCTGTTTTGCAATTTATAAAAGGCATTCCCCGCTCATCGTCCAAAGATACTTTTGCATTACCATTTTTATCAAATTCAAGAACTTCCCGCCCTCTAAGATATATCAAAGACATTTTACCAAGACCTATAATAAAGTCTGGATTATATTCTTTTAGTTGTTCATCTATCTTAGAGTTAAATATCTGTTCATCAAAAAGGTTATCTCCAAGTCTAAGAACACGCGCGGTGGAAATCCCCGCGTTCTTTAACCATTTTTGCAACTGCCAAGCATAGCTTCCTTCTATTTCTGCTCTATCGGTGGCTTTATCTTTATGGTCTACTATGACTGCTATTTTCATTTCTTTGTGCTATTAAGATATTTAAATATCGACCTCATTGCTTCTATATGGGTCTCTGAATCTATGTCGCAAAGTTCTATCATATCAAGAACTTTACGTTCCTTCTTTCCATATATACTATTATAAGATTCTTTACGTATTTTATACGCAGTAGTGATTTGTTTTTGCAAACAAGAATAGACAAAAAAGTAGCTATTATTGGGCTGAATTAACATAAGCTCAATAGTATTGTTTTCTTTTCGTCTATCTCTTACTCGTACAATCATCTGCTTACAATATAAATGATTGATAAAAATATAATCACGAGGATTAAAGTTAATAGCTCATCAGTCTCCACCGCACATCTCCTTCTTATAGGCTTCGCCGTAGTAATTAGTTTCCATATCTTTACAACCTAGTATAACGTGTTCCTCTTTCAACTCAAAGCCGGTGGGGTTTCGTCCCAACTTCTCCATCGCCAACACGCAGCTTCCCCCGCCCGCAAACGGGTCAAGCACTCGCTGTCCCTCAAAACTCACGGTCTCCGCCAGCCACTTCCAGACCCCGAAGGGTTTCGCAAACGGGTGCGACCAAGCTCGGGAAGCGGGGCAAACTAACCAGTTCACCGCTCGCTTCTTAGCAAGTACCGCTTTCGGACTGGCACGAAACAATCCGCACAACTCCGTAGACTTCGTGATGTTCTGTGCCGCCGCACCATTCGAGCACGGGGAACTTTTGCACCACACAAAAGGCCACCTACACGGTATATAACCTGCTTCGTCCGCCCACTTTTGTATCTTCTCGTGATGTGCTATATCATAGAACATACACAAAAAGCCAGAATCTTTTATTACTTTACGAGAAGTAAATATAAACTCTCTTATTAACCTAAGGTTATCATCTACTTGATGTTCGTCTTTAACAGACTGTATAGAAGCTTGATTATAAAAATTGTCCATCTCAATTCCATAAGGCGGGTCAGTTATAATATGGTCAAACTTTTCATCAGATGACTTCATTAGTTCAATACAATCACCAACGCGGAAGAGAGGTTGGAAGTTGCTCGCGCTTACGCGCGGCTGGGAGGTGGTTGGTGGAAGCTCGGATTTGTCTGCTGAGACGCTGATTTTCCCGCCCTCGCTTTTCGGCGGGGTCGCTTGTTTGTTGCGGGAAGCAAAGGTTTTCATTCTTGCAATAGCCGCGTCCTTCTTCTCTCTAACTAGGAATTGAATTGCATCTACTATTGTAGGAATCTCCCATAGCGGGGAGCTATGCTCTTTGTCTTTGTCAAGCATCTTTCCGAGCCGCGTCGCCGAGCTTACATATGCTTGGCTTACATTAAATAGCTTCGCGGTCATAGCCTGTGTCCAAGAGCTTTCCCGCCTCTGAATAGTATGAACTTTATAAATACCAATTACCTGCGATTGCCAACTCATATCGGAACGATTAACGTTCTCGGCAATCTCCATAATAATCCTGTCGGATTCTGTTAATGACTTTCCGTCCTCTATATTTATGTACGGGATTTCTTGGTATTCAGTATTCCCCGCCTTGACAAGTCTCTTATAAGCTTCAAGTCTGTGAGCACCTGCAAGTAGTTGATTGTTTGAATCAATCGTTATAGGGTTAATCAACCCTATTTCTTTAATTGACTCAACAAGTTCACTAACAGCTTGTTCGTCGGTTTCTCTAAGACGGTCGATGACCTTTACGGAATCTATATTTATTTTATTCATATCTACTTATAAAAGAAAACCCCGCCCACCTAGAAAGGCAAAGAAAGGTGGAGCGGGGAAATCCTTAATTATGGATTTTTATTTTAGAACGCAGGGGGCACAAAGTTGTCCTCTTCTTTAATCGGGAAGTAACCTGCGATTGAATTAGACTCAGCGTACTTATCGGTGGCGGGATTGATACCAATCTTAATCTTGCAGAATTTACCATCTATATCGGACAGCTGTATTCTACCATGACCAGCATAGTTGCAAGCCTGCGCAATACGTTTAACTTGAATGTCGGGGTCGTAATTATCCTTTCTAACAAGAGAAACATACTGACGAAGTGTCCTTCCGTCATAGTTGACCTCTCCACCCGAAGTCGTCGTAAGCGGCGGGTTGCCTATGAACTTAGCTTCGACAATCAGGTTATTGCCGGTGTTGTCTTTATTCTGCTTTACTTCACAGTGAAGTTCTACGAAGGCGTATTGTCCTTTTTCAAGTAGAATTTCTTTTATATCATCATAATCTTTTGTAGTTATATCCATATTATTTTTTCCTTTTAGTTATTTTTGTTTTTCTTTTTTAACAATATAAATCATTGATAATGTTAGTTAGTCAGCTAACTGTTTCATAATCAAATCTTTATACTCGTTAAAGGGGAACGGGTTCTTCGGAATGTCAAGAGAACATTTCGCGGTCACCCACTTGTTCGGTTTTGTATTTATTAGATACTCTCCTGTTTGTGAAACAGTGCATTGCCAAACATCTGAAAAATACAATTCAAAGTTGCGTCTCATCTGACCGCCGATAGCCAACGTCCAACCATGAAAGTTACCATCTTTATCTATTTCAGTATTCTCATGGCAAACAACAACTATGTGTTTATCCTTGCCTTTAACTTGGATAAGATTATCACCAAGCCAAGCGAGATAACGTCCGAATGTGCCCCAGTCCTGTATCTTAAATTGTTCTTTTGGACTTGAAGTTCCAAGAATAGAATTAGATAGTGCGCTAAGTGCAGTCGTCAACGTATCTATAACTATCGTTTTAACTTCTGGGTCTTTCGCAATCTCTACCAAGTTCTTTATAAAATAATCCCAAATCTTGGTCGGTTCAACCGGTTTTCCGTCAGGATATGTAAGCGGGTCAAATATCTTGACTTCGTCTACCACCTCGGCGGGGAGCTTCCTTAGACAAGAAACATTCTTATCAAACTCGATAAGACAAGGTTTAGGGAATTGAGCGGCAACTGTTGTCTTTCCAGTACCACTAACACCTTTAAGCAATAAGCTTATACATTCTTTTGAAGGGTCGAATTTTTTATATGTAGCCATAATTATAAATCAAATAAGAAATGTCTATTTTTTATATCTTCACAACAAGATAATTTACTTAATACACCAACTTCTAAAAACTCATCATAGACTTCGTCTACTGAATCTATATCTTTAACAGACTCTTCGCGCGCAGTCCACATATCATTCTCACTATCCCATACAGGCATATGTTTGAATAGATTTATTGAACCATCTCCGTCTATTGTAAGATAATTATAATTAGATAACTTTTCTCCAAGAAAATAAGTCAGTAGACATTTAAAAGAATTTATCAATTCATCAGACTCGATAACTTCTTCTGTCTCGTCATCAGAAGGATTTGTTCCCATGTCTGTAAGACCTCCGCTCGTTAAAGTTTATCTTTGCTTCAATAGCCTCGGCAAGGCGGAGATTCCTACTACCTGAATAATCAAGTATTCTTATGACACAGTCAGCGAGTTCTTCTTCGAGACCAGTGAACTCTGGTATATGTTCACTTTTCTCAATCCTGTTACGTTCAGCTTCGAGAGCCTCACTTAATTCACTATGCATAAGTGCAATAGCAGTCCCAACCGGAACTTCTTTATCCCACCAACCATGGGCTTTCGCTATCGAGTGACAGCGGAGTTGTAATTCTTTTAGTGTTGATACTATTTGATTCATATTATTCTTCCTCAATTACAAAATCATTTTCTTCTCGTGCGTTATGTTCATGCTTCATAAACTCTATTCTCAGCATCTCTTCTCTAAGGCGGGGATTAACTGAACATACATTAAAGAATGGACAACGACCATACTTAGTCACGCAGGATTCAAGCTCAGCGCATACTTCGTATTCTGGATTAAATACTATATTACTTATGTTATAGACTATATCCAGCAACTTACGTTTTGTATTAACAATCCATTCGTCTAGCTGCCACGGGCTAAATGGTATTTCATACAAACGGAAATTAACATCTTTCGTTCCCGTGCTGATTGCATCTATGAGACACCCCGCGATGTCAACGTTAAGCTCTTTCTTGACTATATCTTTCATAAGATAATAGTATCCTAAGAATTGATTACTACGTATCTTATCATCTAAGAACCTATCGCCAAGCATACTTGTAGTTTTGTGGTCAAGTATCCAATACTGTCCTTTATACTCTACAACAGCGTCTATTATACCAAGCCATTTGAATGTCATCTCTCCAAGAAAAGAGACTTCTTCTTTGGCTATCGTTTTTACTACGCACACTTCAACGGCGGGACGTTCTCTAAGTGTTATAGCTTTTATAGGATAATTCAGTGTAGCTATCCACTGTTGCCACTGTTCAAGCGTATCCGTACCACGAGCGGTACAACGGCGGGGGTCATCATAGGTATCTATCTGGAACTTATCCGCCTCTTGATAAAATACTTGTTTAGCTTCTTCCAGTGACTTTCCTTTCATCATCTCCGCCAACCCTGCGTGTATGGACGTTCCATAATCCATAGCTAAGGTCGATGCACCGATAGGTCTAAGTTTAAAAGCATAACTTAATAATCCTTTTATCGGACAGCTAAAAGTATTAAAAGCACTATTGCTCATAGTCAACGTTCTTTTTTCAAAGACATCGTTAATTACTTCGCATTCATCAAGTATTTTAGCAAGAGGTAGTTTCATAATTCTAATAGTTTATCTAAGGTTATAGTTTTCTTTTCTTTTTCTTTCTTTGCTACTATTCGTCTAATAGCTTTTGGATTTTCAGCAACTTCGTTAAGTGTAGCTATATGAGCGGACAATTCTTCGGGAGTCATCTTATCTATATCAACAGACAAGAACTCGTCGAGCGGGTCATTCCCGTCTTCAATGTTATAATCATCTGTTGGCATACTTAATCACCCCCGCAAGGTCAAGACCTTTGTTAATCCTGTCTTGATAAGTTTTAATTCCCTGCTTTTCCAATTCATTATATAGTGATATGAGCATAGCTACACAAACATGCGTTGTTTCACCATAATTAGGAAAAACTTCTTTGAGACGTTTTACTATTTCCTCTGGAATGGTAACAGTTAGTCTTGTAAGTTTACCACTTCCACTTGGAAATAATTGTGTTTGCATATAATTACTATTCATAATTAAGGGCGGGGCTTGGCAGGAATAGAACCCACCAAGCTTACCGCGTTGAGGTTAGATGAGAGCCTGTTTCTTCGCTTCTTCGACAACCTTCTTAACGAGGTTAGCGAGTGCAACAACGTTAGCTTCATTCGACCAGTCATTCGGGATAGAAGCACCATGCTTTTCGCAGAAAGCTTCCGCGCGTCCTTCTTCGATAAGACCACGGGCAAGACCCATAATCTGCTTGTTGGGAGCAGACGAGCGAGTTGCTTCGGCAACCACCTGTACACCTTCGGCGGCGGCAACCAACTCTCCGGCAATCTCGTCCCACTTCCCAGCCGCTTTCAACTCAGCTTCGACGCGGGAAACGTACCGCTGTTCGGACTCACTGTACTTCTTCTCCTTGTTGGACGGGTTCACCGTGCACTCCCTTTCAATGCCACTCAGCTCTTCCAGCTTGTTGCAAATCACGCGGCGGACGCGAGCGTTATGCGTATGTGCGAGGAAATGCTGAGTCGCACGTTCCAAGCACGCACCGGACATGCCCATGAACTGGTCGAATTCTTCGACGTTGTTATAGGGGAGTTCAACAGATACTTCGATACCGAGTATGTTAGTCATTATATTCATTTTACTTTTTCCTTTTTTGTTTGTTGAGTTTTGGAAACAAAGTGTCTCCAAAAAAGAATGATGCCATTATTCATATTCCTGCGCAAAATGTCAAGCTTATTTTTTAAAAATTTTATTTTTCCTTTTCCTTGCCTTTTCCTATGCGGGCGGGGCGATTATATATGCTCGGCTTTCCCTCAATTTGTGAGGCATTCTCAATCGATTGAGAGGCGATTCCCGCCTTGCCTTCATTGCTATTTTCAAGGGCATTAGCTACCCTTTCCAAGAGCATTATTATTTTGTCCAACTTCTTCTTTATATCCTCACCATAAATGTTGTCCATGATTATTGTTCCTTTCATCTAAATAACACGCGAAATTAAATATCTCTATAAGTTGAGAGATAAGAAACATATAAGCCAGTACATTAACTGGTATGCCGAAGGCAAGTGGAACGTTCTGATTCTTATCAAAGAATAACATAAAGGTTATTGCAATGTTAACAAATATCAAAGCTCCCGTTAGAACACAAATAAGTGAGAACCACTTAAACATATTGTTCCTTTCTCTTTTCAGTATTAAGAGGCCACTCACGTCCACATTGTGGACATATAAGTATATTATTGATTTGCATTAACTTCTCACCACAAGCATAACATCTTCCTGTTCCATCAAGTTTCTTAAACCTAAAATTTACAGCAGGGTTATCTGTTGTAATGCTCGCTCTTATCTCGTGATTTTCTCGTCCCATTGTCGGTTACCATTTCTATTATTGTTATTATAAGTCCAGTAAAACACAAAGTAAAAAAACCTATAACATAGATTCTTGATACTATTTCAGCTATAAGTTCCATCATATGATTGGGTCTATAAAGCGTACAAACACAGGGTGGCGCGGGGCATTCTCATATGCTTCGCATCGTTGATACTTATATGTAATAGTTTTACCCATAAGCTTATTACGTTCGTGGAACATACGTTCTTTAAGTTCCATAGTAAGACCTGATACACCAAATGGAGACGGAAATAAGTTCGATTTACATATCAATGTACCTATCAGAGGCTTATCGACCTTACCCGCCTTTGCAGAGCTTCGCTTGGTAAGACCAAGCTCGTTTATAGTTGGCTCGTTCTGATTTTCTTGTTCTACTTCGTATCCAATTACAATAGCATCATCGTCTACAAAAGGTTTAAGCTTCAAACATTCTTGTGACTTTATGGAGCTACGTCCCTGTTTATATGGACTAAACACGTCTTTAAGCATAGCCCCTTCATAACCATTCTTTAATTGTTCAGACAAATATTGTTCAATCTCCTCCACGTTCTGTACAATAGTACTTGGAGCTACATCAAACAATCCATTAGCTTTAATGCGTGCATTAAGAAATCTATTAGCGTAATCCCCGTCTCCAATTATGTCAAATATATTAAATATACCAGAAAGAGAAACGTCAAATGAGTTCACTTCATGAGAGCACGCTCTTAGCCCTATCGGGCTGTTAGGTACAACATATTCAGTATCATATCCATCGTACTCGTGCGTAGCCGCTATGCGCTGTATATTCGTATTACGAACAGGTTTAAGACTTGCACTTAAAGCAACTCCGTTAATAAACAACACTCTTATTCCATCGTACTTAGGCTGTGCTACTTTTGGAAATCTGATATTGTTGAGTTGTCCTATGCAATTATACCCTTTCATAGGACGTTTAATGGTATCATATATTTTCATAATGGACATTATCAATAATTTATATTTGCCTTTTGAAGCTTTGCTTCTAGTTCTTCTATCGTAAGGTCAGAAAGAACTTTACCTTTTACATAAAGTGGAGCTTTAAAGTAAATGTCTTTTAAAAAAGCAAACGCTGGGTTAGTGATAAGCTTTTTCAAAACACATAGAGGTATAGTTCCTACTACTACAAGTCTATCTGCTTGTTTATAGACTCTAAGTATCCAACTTTTTCCACTTTCTTTTAACAATAACTCATGTATATAATTAGATAAATCACCCTTAATAGAGTTATTTACTTCCAGTAAAATATCTTTTAACTCTTGGTCATTGCTCATAAAATCCTTTTATGTTATAAAAGCTTGACACCTTCTTGGGTTTAAGGGCGGGGACGTTACTCCCCTTACCCTTTTCGTTAAATCCTCCACAGCAAGCCGGTATAAAACCTAACAAGTCTTTTAAGACTTTAAGCTTCCGGCTGTTCAGTCTGTACTTTATCTGCTGGTCTGACATTGTCTTCTATCTCCTTAAAGATTTCATTAAAGAAAGACTGGACAAGAGCTTCCCGCCTTTGAAGTTCCCTACGAGTCCAAAGATTGTCGAGCACTTTCTTTACCCTAGATAGTATTTCACTGGCATCGCTAGTCTTAATAAGTTCTTCGACAGAACTTGTTTGATTACTTTTGTTATTACTTTCATCTCTTATCTTTCTTATCTATTGTTACAAACACATGATTTCCAATACGTGTTTTCTTATAACCATCAGCCCACCACGGACTAATTTTATAGTTATAAAAGTGATTCCAAGTTCCAGTAGGAGTAAACTCACCGTGATGCATTAAGTATGATATTGAGAATGCTTCACTAAATGCATCAGCATCTTCTGGTACAGCAAAGTTAAAGTTCTTGTCCCACCCTGCGAACTGAAAAGGTTGAGTGACAACGTAGTTAAATCTACAAACATTACCTTCCGCTCTATTATATATCACGGAAGCCACAGCCATCATACCCGCAGGAGGTTCTCCCCGCGCTTCGAGATATATAGTCCACGCAACTCGCTCTATATCGGCAGGGCGGGGCAACGTAACCCTCGTTGTCAAAACAATCGTTGAAATTATAATTAACACTAATATAAATACTATCGTTCTCCACATATATTTTCTTTGCTAGCTTCGCTAAGTTGTTAAATAGTTGTTCCTCATTTACAGATGATACGTCTATAAAAGACAATAGGTTAATGTCCGACAAATAATAATTCTGACTCTTTTCCATTGTTAAAAGTAAAATCAATAGTTCCAATGTTCTCATCAACTATTATAGTATCACTGAATTGAAATAATTTTTCCAATATTTTTCTAGTTTCACCTTCCTCGAATATATCTTTTAATTCTCGTACTCCCAAGTTTATAAAATCAATGTCATCACTTTTAATCCAATAAGTTACTTCATCAAATTTAATTTGTACTCTTTCATTAACAAAAGAGAACCCTCCACTTATAGGTATAAAACTATAAGACTTAGCGTCATATTTTATAGTAAATTCACTTGATGATAAACGATTCTCATCTATATCGTATATAATAAGTTCATCAGTTAATTCAAAGTCATCACAAAATAATTCCAATAATCTACACGGTAAGTGAACATCTGAACTATCACTAACAGCAGTTGCTAACCACGAACGTGTATAACCTATAACAGTAATAAACTCATTACAAATTTCCTTACTCGCTATATAAACACGTTCACCGTAGTATGGTTCGTCAGTATAAAACTCTTTCCTATTTAGGTTATAATAAACTTTCATATCACCAAGTAATAATTATAGGTTCATTAACTCTTGCGCCGCCCTCCAATATGAGTCCATCACAAGACTTTACTAATGTAATTTTAAGTAGCCCTTGTGAGTTTCTCATAAGAGACTCTATCTCTTTAACATCTATTCGTGCTCTAACTGTACAGTTATTAGCATCTATGTATGTAATAGGAATCGCAAGTTTTTCAAGGGAATAAATAAGACGTTCAAAGAAATCTGTTTTAAATCCCCAGTGTTTACCTTTTAATTCTATACAATCAGGTTGACAAGTTGTTGAGAAGTCAAACTCAGCTTGCCAACTATATTTAATTTTATTTTTTCTCTTGCCCATAAGTACTTAAAAATTGAAATCTTCTTTCTGCTTCCTCGTGAGAAATCTTACCAACAAATTTAACTGTATCTGGTACGCCTATACTTCTTGGAGTTTTATTAGACAACAATACAGGATTTTTTACATTTCTAGGTTTAAATAAACAATTAAACTCCTTATGATAAACAACCCAGTCACTTGGAATATCTTGATGACCTACATAATAAGAATAACCGTCTATCATATACCCAGACTTACCATAAGTTGGTGTTTTAGTTTCCCACTTTCGTTCGAGAGTAGAATAACTTTCAGTCTCTTCATCTGAGATACGAGTTCCTATTAAATCTATACTGCCTCTTAATTCTTCTTCACCAAGTTCTATAAGGTCTTGCTTTAATTTAAATAAACCTACATTATTTACAGTTGAATAATCACTCTTAACTTTATTACCCGCAATGGACACAAAGTCAAGAGCCTTATCTGTTTTAAGAGATATTCTGTAAGATTCAAGACCAATATTGATTACCGTAAGATAAATCTTGTATCTTGACGCAATGTTTCTTAGGTAACGGAGATTACTATTCCCAGCTACTTCAATAAAGTCATGACCACTCAGCGAAGCAAGTGCTCGCATAAGAGTAATCTTTTTGCTATTCGGATTAAACCGATAGGTTCGTTTAATCAATCTCTTCATACTCGAACTCTTCTCCATTGTCTATTTTCTGCACAAATCTACCTATGTTAATAATAGTTTTATTATATCCGTCTCGGTCTGCCCAATCACGAATATAATCCAACATTATGTCATATATATCGTCTACCTCAGTAGACTCAAAGTACAGTCGTATTGCATTAAGCATACCGAATATAACTGTTTCAGGGTTGTCACCTGACTCTGCGAGGTCTATCATTCTTGCTTCAAACTTTTCTTCTTCGTTCATATTTATACTCTGTATAGAGGTTGATTGATTAAAGGTGGGGTGGACTCCCCGCCCGTGCGGGCGGATTAGAGTCGGTTGGTGGAAGCAGGTGGGGTGGCTATGAATCGAAGCTTGCCCCGCCCACTGATTGTTGCCGAATCCCGTGTGGCTATTCCGAGCGCGGGGTTATCTACTCGTCCTTATCCTTAGCATACTCAATAGCTTCTTCGATTGTAGAGAACACCGCCCTCGCCTTCGTAGACCTATCCTTATTGAGGTCTTCGGTCAAAATGTAAGAAACGTCAGCTATCTCACCATCGGAATCGACTTCTATTAGCACCGCCTCAACTTTCTGTCTCAGAACAGCAAGGTTATTGTTAATCCTATTTCTACCTTTAAGTGCATATACTATATCACCTACATTGAACTCTATATTTGTTTCTTTCATACTTATTATCCTTTCGTGTTGTTTTTATTTTGTTTTATTTATTTTTGTTTTTGTTTAATAGACTCCATTAAAGAATCTATATTTTCAAATACGTCACAAGCATCATACCAATCGGTATCATCATCGTATTTAGTAGTAAATTTTACCAAATATTTTTGTACTTTAACGAAGTTGCCGTCAGTAATAAATATAACATCTGCTATTGTTACTATCATAAATCGGACGTCCCCGCTCTCAGTTTCTCCTATCTTTACAACGACTCTTTCTCCTATATCAAAGAATTGTATATCATCTGGACTCATAGTATTTCTTCCTTATTAGATTTAAACTATTCATAATCCAACTTTCCACAATCTGGTATGTTAGGATTTTCTACTATTGCTACGTGAAGTAATGCAGTTGGGGTATACAATAGACCATGCAAACGTTCTACGTTAAATGATGGACTCATTTTAATTTTATCTAAGTTGGGCGGGGGAACTCTCCACTTTATATACATATAACAAGAGTCAGTCGTAAAGCTTATTTTAACAACAGTTCCTAGCCACTTATGGTAGTATTTAAAGTTCTTCAACATATTCATAAATATAGGTGCTGCTTTATAGTTTATATGTCCCGAGAGGACGGGGACGGGGAATCTAACGTTTCTGTTTATCTGCTTGGCAAGTGTATAAGCAGATGAAATTCCGAGGTGTTGAGTCCAACATTGATATGGATAGTTACCATAATTAAATAATAGATGTTTTGTTATTATCTTATTCATACATTATAAATCATTTATTTTGTTAGAGTTTGTCCAGTATTTCTAAATATAAGTTTGCACGAAGTGCTATAATAAAACGGGAAGGTCATCGGAAGATTTCCCAGATAAAACTTCCCGAACTTAGTAGTAAATGTCCTGCCTATAAGCATACGAATAAAGTTCGTCCCCGCCTTCGTAGTGGGCGGGAATATCTTATGCAAGGTTTCGCCTATTCTGTGCACAAGTATACTCTTATCTGCCACCTTATAGCTTTTATAATCACAGACAACTGGTGGTATATACGCCACGTTGTTATCTATAAAAGCTTTGCCTCTCATATACTTATAGTATCTTGCACAAGTCCTCTTATCGAAAGCTTTATCTTCCTGCGCAAATAGTAGTGGTTCTGCTCGAAAGATTTCAAGGCGGGGCGTTATTATAAACGGTCTCTTATTACCTACATAATCCCAGATGTCATTAACTATCTCATAGTTAAGCGCAGCTTTCGACGGATTGAATATATAATATTCATCGTGATACTGTTCCAGTATATAACACCCATAGTCTTCTGTCATTATGTCACCAATAAACCGCTTATAGTGACGGCGGGGTTGCTTATTAGTTGCTACCATTTCATATAGCAACTTTTTTATTTCAATGTTATTCATATCGTAGATATAGTTGGTTAAAGTGAAGATTGATACGCCCTGCGGGCGACTGGTGGTTGCGGCTTGAAGCCGCGTGATTGTGGCTAAGAAGAAGATTGTCCCGCCTTGGAACGCGGGCGGGGCTGTTGGTCTGTTCCAATCCCGCGCTTGTTTATTAAAGTGTAAATCAGTTCTTTTTGTCGAAACGCAAGTGCTTTGGTAGACAGGTTTTTAACAGCAACGAAGTTACTATCCCAATCATTCATGGTATATTTAATATGACAACCACCGAATACATAGCCAAACACTGTCATTACTGCATATATGTTATGGTTCTTGTCAAACGTAACATCAAGACCACAACTCTCAAAAGTTTTTATTACTCCTTTCTTGATTATAGGTCTATGAAACACCAGTAAATCTAAGGTGTGGAAAAATTCTATTTGTTTGAAACCGTCATAAGTGTAGGTTGTGACGTAATCTCCCCGCTCCACCTTATGTTTACGGATATGATAGTCTTTATTATTTAATATGAAATAAGCTATACTAGTCATTATCAATTCTCCAATGATAGTTAAAAAATTCACTCAGCTTCACCCCGCCGACTTCCAGCCGCCGCAAGGCGGGGCAACTCCCTTCCTTACATCTTGTCACTTCTCAGCAAGTTACTCATCTCTTCCACACGAAACGCTTGGACAAACGTGTCAACACTCCTTTCAGGTGCAACCCACACTGCTATATCGTGAGAATAGTGCTTTTATTGCGTCGTTTATAATTTGTTTATTCATAAGACAATATAAATGATTTATAATGTTTAATTCTTTTTAGATTATAGTATTCCAAGTTCACGAAGAGTTGCTATTTGTTTATCACTAAGTGTCTTCACTTTAAGTTCTATTTTATCCGCTTCACCTTTTGGCTTTCCGAAAGGTCTCGGAAGTTTAGACTTCTGTACTTTGTACGTTTCGTTAGAACTTTGACTTGCATAAGCAAGTCTTATTTCTTCCCACGTTAAAGTGGCGCGGGGAAGCCTTGATGACTCACCTCGTAAGAGGAGTGGTTTAGGCGGGATAGTCTCCCGAAAAGTTTCTGTCTTTTCACTTTCAAGTACTCTATCTTCCGTAAAGTACCTAACTATTTTCGTCGTCTCTTTTATAACGGGGACTATTGTCCCCTTGTCAAATACAGTCATACTTCCACACCATATACCGTATTTTTGGTATAGAAGTTTCCGGATAGTGTTATCCACTTCTATGGTCTGACCATTCGTAATAGTATTATAATCTAACATATCTACTTATCCTTTAATGTTAGACATTGCTATTCGCAAGTGCGTACTTTTCCGCTTCACAAGCGAGCTTGTAAAGTGTGTCCGTTGTAAAGGTGTCCGAATTACTTATCCTTTGCACAAGTGGTCGGTTATGATACACTATAATCATACACTCGAAAGTGTCTTTTGTTTGTTCACTTTCCGTCCAGTTAAAGTCAATAGTGACATTTCCGGAAAGTTTAAGCGAGTCGGGTTTTATACCTGCATCATATGCAAGTATGCATTGTTTACGATATTGTGCAAATAGTTGTTTTTTATAGTTCATAATATATTATAATATTTAGTGTTAATAAATGATATTTTTATACTATAAGAGAACGAAAAGTGGTGAGTACTTATTAAGTACTCACCACTATTATTTTAGAGTATTCCAAGCTCTTTGAGCTTTTCTATCTGCTCGGCGGTCAACTGTGACTTTTTGAGCACCACTTTGTCACCGCGGGGTGCGCTTGCCGGTCTTGGTATTCTGAACGGTATTTCATTCACCAAGTCAGAAAGCTGGTCATATGTTAAAGACGGGGACGCCGTTTTTAGCTTTGCCCTTACTTGCGACTGATAAGTGTGTGCTACACACCACCCTACAAATAGGTCGGTCAAGTGGCTTTCAATAACGTTTGAATCCATTGTGTCGAGCGCGTCGGCGGCAAGAGATTTTAATTCGTCCAGCGTTTCCGGCACTTGCACTTTTGAATTTACCGTAACGGTCGAGCCGTCGGCAATCTTGGAATTTGTAGTAATTTGTTTAGTCTTCATTATTTTTGCCTTTCTTTTATGCGCCCTTGCGGGGGCGCGGATTATATGTTAAAGAACCTCGAAGGCATTGCGCCTTCTTTGATTATGCCCTCATATTGCCTTATCGCCGTTTCCTTGTCAAGCGTTTTTTTTCAAAAAAATCAAAAAAATTTTTAATTTTTTTAAGTAGCTGATTATTAAGGGGATATAAAAACCCTTATGATAGGAAATGATAAGGATTTAGGGCGGGAGCAATCAAAGCTTTCAAAAAAAAGCGGATTGAAGCTTTGAAATTTTTGATTGCGTAAATAACTGATTTTAAGCTTTTTATGAAATTACAAAATTTTGACGGCTTGGAAAGGATTTTTGTCGCTTTTTTCCGCTTTTTGCCAATTTTTTTCATTTTAGCGCAATTTTTTGCTTGCTTTTTTTAAAATCCATATAAATCCAAATATTCCAAATATATTTTATTTATTATTTTTTTTAAAAATTTGGGATTTTAAGCACTTATCTTGGGGGAATGCAAAACCGGAAAATGAAACCGTCAAAACGTCAAATTCATCAAATGCATCAAAGCTTTCAAAGATATAATATCTTGCCTTGCAAGATTGCGAGATAGAATTTCCCGCCTTTGTCAAGCAAAAAAATAACATTTTTTCGAGATAGATTTTTCTGATTTTGTCAAGCAAAAAAAAAAT